TATGTCGGGCCAATATTTGTAGACGACCAAGATACAGTGGGCGCGCCGCTGCCCGTCGCTAAAGGCCAATTGATCTGCGTTACTGGGTTTATCTTTTGCTGAGCCCCCGCTAAAGCCGCCACAAAAATCAAAAAACTAACGAAAGTAGAGCGCATAGACAGAGTCTCCTAAACTTGTGGTAAACGCGAGCGTGACAACGTTAGTCACCAAGGTATAATCAACACCTTTACGGAGTATCATTCCGTTGTAGAAAAATCCTAGTAGTAAAGTTGGAGTATAGCTAAGCGTGTATATATTACCTGGAAATGAACCGGCGGGGGATTCATTCGTAAATGAGTTGGCAAGCACAGACCCTATATCTGCAATAGTAAAGCTAGTCACAGATAGAGCAGGAATTGTTACTGAGCCGCCAAAGATTAAGTCTAGCAAGTTCCAATTATAATTGGTAGGTACTTGCCAGTTAGCCTGATTATAGGCTGGTATCTGCAGACCGATATTGGGAGTCGTAGTTTCGCTCGCCATCGTTAATACCCCGCCGCGCGCCAGTAAATAGTCCAGCTGGAACCACCCGTATCAAAATTCATGCTATCTGTGTAGAACCCAGCCGTAGTAGTCTCACCCAAACGAGGCCCCGCAACACCGCCATGCCCACCTGGAAATTGTACCTGCACAGACACCGCGATAGTTTCTAGCTGACTAAAGGGAGTGGGAAACGTTACAAAGCTAGAGTTATTAACCGTCGCTGAGCCCCACTGATCTAGTTTGCCGGAAGAATTGCGCTCCCAATAGCCATACGAGTTTGATCCAAGAGACACGGCCACGCCCGAACTGACGAAGGCCGTAGAAGCCGCATTTGTAGTTGAGTCACCTGCGGTCCTTGTAGGGCAGATAAGAGACGAAAATACTCCCGTAGAAGGTTTAGAATTACCAATGGGAGTACTGTTCACGCCACCCGATGAAATTAGCGGTCCTATGGGCTGCAGAGTAAGTGAAGCATCCGCGATAAATATCTGAGCGCTAGTCAAGTTCGCAGCGGGATCAGGCTGAGCCGCATTAGCGCTAAACCCGGACCCGAAAGTCACTCCCCAAGAACCTACGCCGTTTTGCGTGTAAAAGACTACATACACACGACCGGCTACAACCCCTGTCAAGGACAGCGTCGTAGTACCTTGCAAAGGCACGGCGAATGCGTTAAATGACGCGGCATTCAGAGTTATAGAAGGACTCCACGCTAAAGTCTGAATACCTGTAGTAGAATCCGCTGTCGTTAAGATGTTAGAAAACTGCGCATCTAGCGCAGCGTAGGAAGCGTCTGAAACACTGAAGCCCTTGTTAGCTAGCATCTGCCCTAGCGCGGCTGTCATTGTAGTGGCCTGATAAAGAGTTTTATTAGCCGACGCTGACGGCCAAATAGCGTCTACCCCCGCCCCGCCAACTCTGGTAGAATCTAAGCTGTATTCTGCGTCAGTTTCTTGGTTAGCTTGAGTTGGATTAAACTGAAGAAAATTAGTGGTACCGGGCATAGCATTTCCTTTCTACTGCCACTTACCTAGATCAAATCCCGCGATAAATGCATTGTTAAGATCAAACCCAAAGGCTGGTAATTCGCCTAGATCAAACAAATATTCCACGCCTTCAGGGCGCGGCACGATAAGTCCATTTTGCACAGTTCCTGTAGTAGCTCCGCTTACTGCGTACCCGCAAATCATGTCAATTAAAATGGTAGAAGGTAGCCCCATAATATGCAGAGTAGCTGTCATATTCTGGTTATCGGCTATGATGATTTTCACGGTTGGAAACAGGTAGGCCCAGATAGCGTACAAGCTACCAATAGTTCCGTCCCATTGATTTTGCGCAATCTTAGCCTTGATATAGACACGGTAAGAAGTATCGTCTAAGATAGGACTTACTGAGTAACTAGGCTGAAACGGGAGGGCGCGCGCCGCTCCTACGCACGTGCCAAGCATATCTAGTTGCGCTCCCTCCGCCGAATCTAGATCTAACGACGTGTCCATTTTTACTAAGCACTGAGACACGTCATCAAATTTTTTCAGCAAAACGTACAATAACTTGGTGAGCTTTGGAGAGTTTACGTATTGGGAAGTCAGCAGCCCTTGGTAATACCCAAGCGGAAGGGCCTCTATGGGAGAATTGCCGTAGCCACCCTGGCCGTACCCGCTAGATCCATAATGCGGTTTAAGGCTCATTTATACCACCGTCACAATTACGTTAGCGGTTATTCCTCGCGCTACAGTATAAAATGTAGGCATCGCCACATCTACAATACCCGTGGGCGTGGCGGTCGTACCTATAGTAAGAGCACTTACGCCGAAAGTAGGAGATGGAAGGCTAGCATTTACCGACATGGCTTCGTAATTAACAGCCGAGATAGGCACCGTCTCACCTATGGCCAACTCGTTCAAGTAATTCACTATAGCTGTCTGAACTGAAGTTTGAACGGCTGAGGTAGGCGTTCCACTGTAGCCATGAATGGAAACAGAAACGTAGATAGGAGCATAAGTAGGGCGGTAGAAACTAATAGTTTCCACATAGCTCGTAGTGGCGTCTGTAACTGCTACGGAAGTAGTGCCATGCGTCAAGCACCCTATAGTCTTCTTATTATAGATGGCCGTGGCTACATCCAGGTCAGTCCCGCCATCTGCTACAATGGAGATAGAATGTGCCGGGTTCCCCCAAGTATCAGTAGCGCCCGTAGGATTTTCAATAGACGACCCAGGACTACCTGCCACCGTGTAACCTGGAGCTATCCTAGTAACGCCCGTAACAGCCTCTACAGCCGCTACCGTAGCCGCGATGGGAGTTAAGGCAGGAAGGGACACTGAAATAGCTTGGCGCGCCCTGAGCTTAGAGTCGGACTCTACCGAGTCACCAACCGTGGCCGCATTAGCGTTAGTCACTGAAGCCCACCCGTTGATCGGAGTAGAAATAATATCGATAGTTCCAGCTTCAGCCGTGATAGCCCCAGGAGTAGTACATGTAGCTGTCACGCTCCCTGTACCCCCCGTCAATGTAACTTCATCCAGATTCCAGAGGTAGCCTGCCTCATCCTGAGCCGCTGTATTGGTAAGCGTGAGCCCTGCTGTTCCTACACAAGTAACAATGGCTGTAGAATACGTATAAGAAGCTCGCGTCAAACCGTTCAGCTTTACTTCTCTATCTAGGCCAGCCCCCACCGCTGTGGCAGGAGATGATTGGTTGTACACTAATTGCAGTCCGCTGCACGTGTCGGACTGCTTCAGAGACAATATGGACAGTAGTTGATAAATAGCAGAATCAGATTCTACGTACTGATTACTTCCGAATATGTTTAAATAAGACTGCAAATTGTCAGCCAAAATACTAGCGTAAGTGGGCACTGTCAACCCCGTAGCGTCCACCGATGGAGCTGCGTATGCCGCTACCGTCATGATTAGCTCCCTAAACTTGCTGAATTACCAGGCAAAGATGAATCGACAGTCACAGCGCCGAAAGATGTATTAGCCGTGGCTGTGAATGTGAATTTACCACTAGAAAAAGAAGTGGAAAGGCTGCTAAGGCTTGTCACGTACGGTACGCCTAAAATGCACGTCTGAATCGCTGACTGAATAGCAGCCTGCGCACTCTTAGACGCTAACTTTCCCAGCATAGACTGAAACACAGGCAGACCTTTAGTGGTGTCTTCCCACCATTCACCGTAAAACAATTTCAAGCGAGTTAGGATAGCTTGGCGCACGGCTGCTTGATCAGCTAAGGCTGCGTTGGGGTCGAATACCAGGTCATTATCTGCGTCTAAGAACAAGTACGTGATATCAGCCATCAAACCACCTTGCCGCTAACGCCGCCGCCAGTAGTGACTCCAGAGTGAGTGTGATTAAGAAATATGCGGCTGTCTATTGTAGTAGCAGGACCCAGGACTACACTAGAACCAGTCACGTTGACGTGCCCAGAAGCCGTGACATCAACATCACCTATTGTAGTCACAGTAGCTTTAGACGCCATAACTTCTACGTTGCCCGTAACATTAACCACCGTTTTAGGAGCCGTTATCGTAACCGCCGCGCTAGTGACATCAATGGTACTGGCGCCATCATCACTACGTAATTGCATAGACGTGGCAGAGTAATTACTTAGTACATGGGGTTGACTCCACATGCCAGGATGAAAACCACAGTCATGCAGGTAGTGCCGCCGCACCTCAAGTTGTTTCTGAGTACCGGAAGGAGCACTAGCATTAGAAGCTTTAGGGGCGTTCGTCTGCCCATACTTCCACCAAAGATCAAAGCACGTATCGCAAAATATCAGCAGTCCTTCGTCGCCTTTTTTAAGTGGGAGCGTTAGACTGTAGCCTCCACCCCGAGGCAGCACAACAGGCACCTTGATAATGGGCGGTATATCCATCCACGCCGCACCAGGTAGCTTGCTGGTGACACGCACACGTTCTTGAATGGCCACTTGCACGGTAACGGTCTGAGTAGTCGCATCTATGTCCTCAGTTAAGAACGCGGGCGTGGCGCAGCGCGTGTCAGCTAAAGATTGACGTACTATCTGTCGCCACTGAGCAGCTTCTGAGCACAGAACTTGGCTAGGTGTTAAAGCAAGCGCCGGAACCGGCCCGGTAGATGAAGACGACATTATGGCACTCCTGTTAGGTATACTGGTTGATAAAAGTGTCAGCGTATAAAGTGCTGAAGCCCGTGACTTCTGTCAGCCAGTCATTGCCTCTGCTATCGCCTATGTGCCGTACTTGCCCAACAAAGAATTTTAAATCTGCCGGCAAAGTGGTAGCTGCATCCTCTCCTACGAGCGGAGTTCTCTGCATCTGAGTCACTTGAGTCTTTACCAGTTGCACAACTAAGGGAGGACGTTGTACTTTCAAATTAGGATCTAGCAAGACAGTAAATACGACGCCCTGCTGAGTCTGACGCGGCGTCCCTACTAGACTCTGCTTTGTACCAGACGGTAAATCTAGAAACTGAGCTGTGTACCCTGGAGGAAATGGCGGGCTATATACGAGGTCTGGAGTCGTGTCAGTGTTTGACATCTCAGAAATATAAGCTTGCTTACCGTCATTCCACATCTGCATGAAATTACTGTCAGCTATCTGAGATAGATACCTGCTCACCTTGCCAAACACCGTATTGCCGCGCGGGTACTGAGTAGCATTCATACGCTGCTCTGCTATCACTCCGAGAGTGCCCTGCTGCGCAGTAATAGGAGGTAGACTTATTTGAGCAGCCATTTTAGCCACTAAATCAGTCTGGCTAGAGTACGGCCCGGTAGCAAAACTAACAATAGAATCCATAACCAATGGATTAGCTATGCAGTGCAGTGTAAGCTTTTGGTCTACTACGTTTTCTCGCGTAAACAACACCTGAAATACAGGCCCATCCCAAATTACTGGATTAGCGCCGTCCTTAAAATCCGTCATAAAACCTGCACTAAGGGTAGCCCAGGTAGCATTTTTTAGAAGATCTTGAATGGACGAGTCGTTCATGTTGTAAATGGTTATGTCGGCGTACCAAAGAGGCGAGGTGTTAAATGCCTGCACTACGTCGAACGTAATTTTAAGAGCTTCCGCTCCCCAAGTTTTGTAGCCTATTGTGGTTTGTTTCGCGCCACTAGACGTAGCGCTAGTAACCGTGAGAGACCACGCTTGGCCCCACAATGGAATGTTAGACGCAGCATCAGACATTGTCTCCCCACAAAAGTGTAAACTGGCTCAAGTTATCTGGTCCTGGGTAGTCGTCAGAAGACTCACTAGTATTTAGTAGATAGGCGCTGCCGATTTGAAGGTACTGGTACTGTGCCAGTAAATTAGCTGCTGGGTACCAACCTGTTATGAGCGGTACGGAGGCAAGCAACAAAGTATCATTAACGTCAGAAATACTCATGTCCCAGTAGCCTGCCACGGCATTGTAAGATAGTCCTAAATTTAATACAAGTGAAGCAGAATTCACTGTCAGAGAAATGCTAAATGACTGGCCGTTAGAATCAGACAGAGGAACAATCTGGTCGCTCATTATGAACCGCCGTGACAATTACTGGAGTAAGACCCGCCACCTTTGTAGATATAGCTAGCCAGAGACTTAACCCCAGAAGACGTTAGCGTAGTAGACGACTGAGAAAATTGTTTCTTAGTAGAAGTAGGCACCGTAGTTGCACTCACGCTTCCTACGCTAGTTTGTACCGTAGCATCGGTGCGTGCGCTAGCTGTCGTAGTAGTAGCTGAGGCCGTGAAAATTTGTTCAAATTCTATACGAGCTTTAAGTCCTGTGATAGTCTTGTAGTCTTCATGTGGAGACAAAGACACTAGTATCATATTGGTGTACGTCTGCAACCGCGTAGTAATGGTGAGCGGCTGCCGCGCTTTTAGCAGAGAAAGCAAAGTTTGGTAGGCGCTTACACTTTTTGAAGTAGAACCTGTCCATGCCGTGTAGTTAGGATATTTGTACGGTGTCGCAGTAGCTGCCTTTGATGAACTAACGTAGGCATCCATTGCGTCCGACATTCCTACAAACATGGAGCACCTAGCTGGCATGAGATACGCATGACTAGAAATATCTGAGCCTGTCTGCACAGGGTGGTGAGTCTTCTCTACGCGCTGATCATGCTCTAGCTCTAATACGGCATCAAACACATACGTAATGGGCCCTGTGTCAGTGCTTAATCCTGCCAGCGCTCCTGCGTTAGGCACCGTTACTGAAACCATAGCAGACGCTGCTGACCATTGAGGCGGGCGGTAAGATCCGCTCATCGTAGTAGCGGCTATTACGGTCATATCAGTAACTACCTCCAACAGCCCAGGAAGACTGATTAAATTCTTGCTGCGTACGCTGAATGCGCTTATTCTGCGCGTCTTCTATTCCGGCCATAACGCGCCGTTGTATCTCTTGGGGAGAAGCGTTCGGTTGATTAATGTGGATAACCACCCCGCCTACGCTAAGAGACCCAGTCTGCCCCATACCGCGCATTACGGAAGCTACTTCAGCACGTGCCTCAGGCGACAACGTAGCTTTACCTGCCAGCACGGCGTCCATCTTAGTACCGCCTGCATGGTAGGGGGCGACGGCTGTAGCTGCGTCATGGTACTTGTCAACATATTACTTCAATAGGCGCAT